GAACTTTACTTTTGTTTCGCCCGCCGGGATCGAACCGACCGTGTTAACCCGTTGCCCGATTTTTAGTTAGCCGCTAAGCCTTTATTATCATATGCAAGAGCGAAAGACTTTACTTTTGTGGATGGCGCAGGGTTTGAACCTACTCTCTCAGGGATTTAAGTCCCCGCACATTACCCCTATGCTATCCATCCTAAACCTGCCATGGTTTTTAAACTTCTACTAATTCAGTATTCAAAACTTCTTCTACTTCTTCTAAGCTTATTTCTGAAAGAACATCATCAATGGGCCGGAAAAAAGCAGAATTATAGGACAGTATGCTGACGCATTTACAACTTTCATAACCCTTCAAAACAAAACCAACCAAGCCGTCTATTTTTATTAGAGAGATAACCGTTACAACTTCGCTATAAGAAGGGTCCTTGCTATTACATTTGCATTTTTCAGATTGCCACTGGCCCCGTTTAATACATACATATTTATCTTCCATGATTAATGGTTTTTATGGTCGTTATAATAATCATCTTCCCAATCAGAATAACCGTTGTTATCGCTGTCTGCTCTATCCTTTGCCCAAGCAGCTAGGCCAATGATCACCGCTATAATGATCCCGATGGTTGTGAGTACGATTTCTGTTTTCATGGTTGATATAATTAGTTAAATCCTAGTTCTTGTATAACCTGAGCCTTAGCGTATTCCAGGGCGCCAATAACTTCGTGTAGCGAATTGAAATTTTTGGTATCTATTCCTTGAGCGCATCCTTCCCATTTTATTGTGATAACCTTTGCTTTACAAGAAAATGGAGTCGGTTGTTGTTTAGTGTTTTTTGCCATTTTATTTAGTTTTCAGTTGGTTTTTCTCTCTTAATGTTGCGCTTTACATTCTTGACATAAAGAATCGTTAATCGGGTCCTCAACCAAATTGTAGCACATTTCGCATTCTTTGGCTTCTTCTTCGTCTTCTTCTTCCGGCCCGAAAGACAAGTACACTTTGTTTTCCGGAGGTGTTTTCTGCTTCCATTCGTCGTAGGTCATTACTCCAATATTTGCTTGTTAGTAAGGTTAGTATGCTTTCTTATAACCGCTAAACCCGGAAGGGTAGTTAAATAACCATTATCAGCGTTCCTATCAATTGCCTTTTCGATAGACCTTCCAGTCCTGTCAAATGTTAAAGCTAATCTATTAACACAAGCCTTATTTTTTTTTATCATGTCCTTTACTTCTTCTTTTATTTTCATTTTTCTGTTTTTTTAATACGGCACAATCTTACGTTTATTATTTTTATTTACAAAACTATTTTAGTTATAAAATATAATGTTGTTACTTCTCACTGTTGTTTTTAAATTTTTGATTAATTATTACGTCACAAATGTACGCACATATTTTACATTGTCAAGTGTTTTTGTGTTTATTTTTAGTTATAAATAATAACTATCATAAAACATCAATAAATACGTACATTTGCGGCCGAACAAAAAAACCACATTATGAAAAAATTAGCATTTTTAATCATTATTATTACTACGTCTACGTCCTGCTACTCTCAAAAAATGGAGTTGAAATGGAGAGTAAAGCAATAGAAGTTGTAGTGCGAGAATTTTCAAACGATTCAGGAACTAACTACGATGGAGAAATCATGAGAAAAGAGGAAACGGGATTGAAAACGAATAGCCTGAATAACGATTAGTTAAATCTTTATTAGCTTAACATCACCCTTCCCTTAGAATACCATCCTACCTTTATTGTAATTATGCTCACGCACTCCGAATTACAAAATGGGAAGACCCACAAAATACACCGAAGAACTAGCTAACGAGATATGCAGACAAATAGCACACTCAACCAAAGGGCTTAACTCTATTGCAAAGCGTTTAGGAATTAATCCCGATAGCATTTACGAATGGCTAAATGTTCACCCTGGCTTTTCCGAGAGGTACGCGCGCGCGAGAGAGATACAGGCCGATTTTTTAGCGGATGAAGTTGTACGCGTTGCAAAAACATCGCGTATTGGCAAAAAGACTGTCAGTAAAGAGTGGGGAGAGGAAACAACCACTGGTGATGCTGTTGATAGGTCTCGTTTGATCGTAGATGCTTTAAAATGGAAAGCCTCAAAACTTGCCCCAAAAAAGTATGGAGATAAAGTAGATGTAACCAGTAACGGAGAAACAGTGAAGCAGGTGTTTCAAATCAATGGCGTCGACATCGAGTTCTAAAGAGATATTATTTAATCCATTCCCAAAACAAATTGAATTTCTTGGAGCTGTATTTTCCTGGACGTACAATTTTATTTTGTTTGGTGGCGCTATCCGTGGAGGCAAAACATTTGCTGGGCTTGGCGCGTTGCTATTACTTGCAAAGAAGTTTCCCAAAAGTAAATGGGTTATTGTTAGGGATTCATTGCAGACATTAAAACGAACAACAATACCTTCCTTCTTCAAGATATGCCCGCAATCATTTATTGCCAATTACAACCAGGATACCCAGACAGTAACGTTTAAAAATGGCAGTCAAATCATATTCTTTGGTGAGAACTACGCGGATGATAAAGAGCTGAACAGGTTCAAAGGATTGGAGTGTAATGGCTTTCTCCTGGAAGAGATAAACGAGCTGCACCAACAGACGTTTTACAAGTGCATTGAACGTGCCGGTTCTCACATCATACCGAATGGCCCGAAGCCGATAATACTTGCTACCTGTAACCCTACAAACAATTGGGTAAAGGAACTGGTTTACGATCATTGGAAAGCTGGCACATTGCCGCCTAACTGGATGTACATACCATCAAAGATATTCGACAATCCATTCATACCGCAGGATTACCTCGAATCGCTTAAATCAATGCCTCGTTATGAATACCAGGTATTCGTAGAGGGTGATTGGGAGTTGCAACAAAAAAGCGGGGCCGAGTTCTACAAAGAGTTTAACCTTGATAAGCACGTCGCAAAAGTAAAATACAACCAGGCATTACCGTTATGGTTATCGGTGGATGAGAACGTGCACCCTTATTTCAGTTGCTCTATTTGGCAGATAGAAGGGAAGAAAGCAACGCAGATAGATGAACTCTGCATGCGCAACCCTAACAACACCGTGAAAGGCTTGTGTAACGAGATCAAGAAGCGTTACCCCTCACACGTTAGCGGTATGCTTATCACCGGTGATGCAACGAGCAATAAAGAAGACGTGAAGATTGAAAAGGGGTTCAATCTGTTTACCCTAATTCGTAATGAGTTAAGCCAATACAGGCCACAATTAAGGCAGCCAAAGGCCAATCCATCCGTTTACGTTCGCGGGCAATTCATCAATACAGTATTGTTTAGCAACTTTAGTAAAATAGAAATTGTTATCGGTGACAATTGCAAGGAAAGCATTAACGATTGGGTCAATACAAAGCAGGATAGCGATGGAACAAAACTCAAAAAGAAAATAGAAGATCCACAAAGCAAAGTACGTTACGAAGAGTACGGGCATTTAACTGACACCGCCGATTACCTGTTAACAACTGTATTCTATTCTGAATACGTAACCTTCCAAAAGGGTGGCAAGCTTTTCAATGTAAAGATCGGCCACTCCGTTTCCAAGAACACATATTAGTTAGCTTAAACCTCTTACCCTTCGATAGCTATGTAATTACTTTGCATTCATGGCGTATCTCCGGCTCAAAGATTACAATGTCAATATTCAACCAGCGCAGTTAAATCAAATCACTGCGAATGATCCCACTATTCGCATTCTTGCAGAGCAAAGAGCACAAGAAGAAATCATTTCCCGTCTTACTCAAAAATACGATACAGATAAGGAGTTTAAAGACACAATGGTGTGGAGTAGGACTATATCCTACAAAGGCGGTGATCTCGTTTATTTGGATGCAATGCCGTATTCAACTATTGAAACGTACGCGGTGAATGATCTAGCAGCGTATAACGGATTTGTTTATATCAACACAGCAGCCGTTACAGGCTCGGAAATATTTAATTCAACAAAGTGGCAGTTAATCGGTGCTCACCACGATCTATTCTACGTCACACTTCCAAAGCCTGAGTACAACGTCACATTAAAATATCTCGCAGGTGACCAGGTGTTTTACAACAATAAAACATACACCGCATCACGCGAATCAACATCTATTTACCCGGACGATACAACATACGGTGCTCAATATTGGGGGGGTGGAACACCATACAGCGTAGCAGCTGGCACATTGCCAACAGATACAACCAAATTCACTTCCGGAGACAATAGGTCTCAAAAGATAGTTGAATTAATGGTTGATATTACACTGTACAAAATACACTCACGAATAGCAACCAACAACGTACCCGAAGTAAGAGAGATGAATTATGCTGCTGCAACCGCTTGGTTAAAGCAATGTGCAGGAGGCGATGTGACCGCTGATATTCCGGTAAAGTTACCAAAGCAAGGGAGTAGGCTTCGTCACGGCGGAGTGCAAAAACAAAACAATCACTACTAATGAGTAGCAAACGGTATAGAAATAAAATAAAGGCAGAGCTTGTTACGCAGGCTAATTCTATTCCTGTTAAGCAGGACATAAAGAAGCCTGCTAGTTTTGTTTTCAGGCAGACGTTAACCAGGATTAAACAAAGCGTTACATCATGGAGAATGGCATTGCATGAAGCAGAGCAGGAATGGTACCCACAACGCGTAAAGCTTCAACAATTATATCAGGACACCGTTTTGAATGCACACATTGAAGCGTGCATGAATAAGCGTAAAGGGCTTACTCTATTAAAAGATTTCGGCTTCTTTAGTCCGGATGGGAAAGAAGATGAAGCGTTAACGGAAATGTTCCGCAAAAGTTGGTTTAAAAACTATATGAACTATGCGCTGGATGCAAGGGCATACGGCTATTCTCTTATCTCGTTAGGTGATATAGTGGATGATAGTTTTCCAAAGTTAAATGTTATCCCTCGTTACAATGTCAGCCCGGAAAGGTTGACTATTCAGCATTTTATGTATTCCATTACCGGTGTTCCGTTTACCGATCCATCTATTAAAGATGATTACGGCAATAGGATTATGGATTGGGTTTCATGGGTGCCTACGCCTTCGGAAACAGGTGTAAGCTCATGTGGTTACGGCTATCTGTATAAAATCGGACTGCTTGAAATATTCCTACGCAATTTGCTTGGTCAAAATGGTGATTTTGTTCAACTATTCTCACAGCCTTACCGCGTTGGTATGACTTCCAAAACAGAAGAAGACGAACGCGCAGAGCTTGCACAAACATTGGAGGATATGGGTTCAAGCGGATGGGCAATACTCGACCCGACAGATGAAATTAAATTTCTTGAAACAAAATTAGGAGGGACGGGATATGAAGGATACGACAATTTCGAACACCGATTAGAAGCGAAGATTTCAAAAGTTATTCTACGTCATGCTGCTGCGATTGATTCGACACCGGGCAAGCTGGGCAATCCAGAAGATGTAAAAGAAGCGTTGGAAGAGGTTCAGAAAGAGGATAATAAGTTTTTTGAGGATCACATGAACGAGGTTGGGGTTAATAAGTTCCGGGTTCTGGGCTTTAATATTCCAATTGGTTACAAGTTCAAATTCAAAAACGATAGCGAAGAATTTGAACACAAGAAAAAAGAGAATGAAGTAAACCTGGAAGTAGCAACCATCGCAAAAACCATGAAGGATGCAGGGATGAAGATGGATGCAGCTTACTTCACTGAACGCACAGGAATTGAGTTCGAAGAAATAAAAGAACCGGCACCGGTTAAACCGGAGTTCACACCAAAGCAATTGAATAAACTCAAAAACATTTATGAGTAATGGATGGCTTTGATGATGAAGATAAAGAAGATTTATTTGAAGGGGTTTATAAAGGCGAATATAAACCTGAAAACCTTCCAAAAAGTTTATACGGAAGTACTGCTGAATACCTGAAGAAAGGTATTTACAAGGGCTTCAAAGGTTCTTTGAAAGAGATTAGAAAAGAGTTTGGCTACGGCTCTGCTCCTGCTGATTTGTTAGCTGATTTGCGCGATAATATTTATTTATTCGCTGGCGCAAAAACATTCCAGCAGACCGAAGAGATGCGCGGTCTGCTGGTTGAAAACGGTCGTGTACTTCCCTATAACGATTTCAAGGTGAAAGCTGAGGTTGTTTTCGGGAAGTATAACGATACTTGGTTGCAGACCGAATACATAACATCTGTAGGGCAAGGAGAGAGCGCACGTATGTGGGCAGACATTGAAGCAGATAAGGAAATATTTCCATTTGTTCGGTATGTAGCTGTGATAGATGAGCACACAAGCGACATTTGTTTGCCGCTTAATGGGATCACGCTACCGGTTGGACATCCGTTATGGAGTAAAATAACTCCGCTTAATCACTACCGATGCAGGTGTGTGTTAGAGAAATTAGACAGGCAAGAAGCGGTTGTAACCGGCAAGAAAAAGGCCGAAAAACAAGCCAATAAAGTTCTTGAAAAGATGAATGAAGGCTTTAAAATGAATCCGGGTAAAACCGGGCAAGTATTCAGTAAAGAGCACCCTTATTTTACGGAAGTTCCGAAAGAATACAAATCACTGGCAAAACAGAATTTTAATTTACCAATACCAAACGTGAAGAAGGATGGCATTTGATTTTGATAAAAAGCTGAAGGAGTTTGAGCGATTAAAAGTCACACTCCCGAAGCTTATTTCAAACGACGGACAAAGATACTTTCTAAAGAATTTCGATAAGGAGCAGTGGCAGGGCCAGCATTGGACGACAAGGAGAGATCATACCAACAGGCGAAAACTACTTGTTAAAACAGGAGCTTTACGCAGGGCTGTATCCAATGCAAGGCGTGAAGCGAGATTTGATCGAATACGTTTTGAGGTGTTTGTGCAAAGTAAAAAAGGCTTCAACTACGCTCAGGTTCATAATGAAGGCGGCGTTATCCGTAAGTCAGGAGGAAAGCGAACAATTGGATTCCGAATGAAGCGCGGCAACCTTGTTTTTGCGAAGAAAGGAAAAGCAACATTTGAACAGGACGTGAATATAGGTGCTCATACAATAGTGATTCCTAAACGACAATTTTTAGGCAGAAACAGGGATTTTGACAAGCTATTAAAAGGCCGTGTGGATTCAGAAATAAAGAAATTAATGCGATGAGACAATTGATTGAAGATACATTATGTCACCTGGAAAACGAACCTAATTTATTCGCATTCGTCGACATTTGGAATAATCAATTAGAATTGGAGCAGCAGAATGTGCAGTACTCATTCCCTATGCCGGCTTGCTTCATTGAAATAGTGAATCCGGGAGAACCGAAGCAACTAGGTGATGGTGTTCAATTGTATGATCCGTTATTAATAAGGCTACACATCATCCATAACCAGCTAGATGCTGGTAATGGAACGTTTGAAAGGAACCTGGACGTGTTTGATTTGACAGATAAAACATTCAAGCACATGCAGGGATTTGAGCCGGATAAAGCAAGTGCATTTTTCAGGGTGAATGATGAAAGAGATTACTTGCATACGAATATTTATCACTTTATTCAGGATTATAAAACAACATATTTAGATGATTCAGCGCAAAGATCAACAGACGGGTACGCCATTACGCTTACGCCGAAAATCACAGCGCAATACAACCCTATTAAACCATTTTTAAAAGGAACTTAATGGCCCAAACAGTAGAATACTGGCAAAATAAGATGCTGGACAAAATAGCATCAGAACCGGCATTAACCGAGATGTCACAAAACCCGTCAATGGTTGCTCTATTCCGGCTAATGACATACGTTGTGGCTGTGTGTATAGTTATGTTTGAATTAGTTATAGAGATATTCAAATCAGAGGTTGAAGTTTCTGTTGAAAAGTCGGTACCTGGGCATCCTGAGTGGTTAAAGGATAAAGTATTCGCATTTCAATATTCAGCAACCAACCCACAAGTTATTCAGCTGGTTAATTTAATCCCTCGCTATCCAACTGTAGATCCAACTTTACAAATAATTACCCGCTGTTCAATAGTAACGCTACCGAACAGCCGGGTTGATATAAAGACCGCTAAAAACGAGCCGCCAGAGGTGTTGAGTGCTCCCGAATTAAGTGCTTTGCAAGGCTATTTAAACACACTTGGCGTTGCTGGGGTGTCATATTCCGCACGCTCCTTTTCACCAGACAGGCTGTATTTAAAGGCTCAAATTTTTCATAAAGGAGAGTATACAGCTGTAATTACGGCAAATGTTATCAGTGCGGTTAAAGAGTTTTTAAGCAGCAAAAATAAAATTGATTTTAATGGCTTCATTCGTATATCCCAGCTTCAGGATGCTATACAGGCGGTTGAAGGCGTTAACGATGTGGTGTTGATTGATGTTGCTGCCCGGAAATGGGATGATTTGTTTTCAGCAAAAACATTTTATGTGCAGGATCAGGACACTCTTAAATATAAATTCAACACATACGCAGGCTACATTGTCGAAGAAGATACAGCAGGGCAAACATTTATTGATCAACTAATATTCACTCCTGAATAATGCCAACTATTTACGATATAGATTTCAACAAGCAGTCCAGCGACCTTATGCCTCCAAATAAGCGGAAGCCTAAGTATTTGGCGTTATTTCGCGCGTTCGTTGTTTGTTTGGGTATATTACACTATCGTCTTTTTACATACTATGCTGATGGATTTTTGGGGCTAAGATGGGATTCTTCTACGGCTTATGTTCCTGGTGATATTGTTAGGCACAATAGGATTGTTTACGAATGCATCAAGTCTCACACTAACATACCTCCGGATAATCCTACATGCTGGGTAAAAATACAGGATAATTACATCGGAGTAAGGGAGCGCATAAAATACAACAGCCAAAAAGTAATATTTGAATTCCTTCTCAATAAACATTTTGAAATACCGTCTGCAAGCCCTCAGATATACATTACCAATATTGATTCCGGAGCTGCTCAATTCATGATGGGAAGGGCCAGTGCAACGTCATCGACACTTGCCAGGGATAGCGAGTATCAACAATACTTTTTAGGCAGGGTTTATACAACTCAAAAATATAACTTTGCTATCTATGTACCTATTGCTGTGTTTACAGCCCTTAATCCAGTTCCTATTTATGCTGAAAATATTGTAAGGCAAATAGCAGATAAGTACGTTATAGCAGGAAAGTTTTACACCGTAATACCATATTAAAATGAATAAAATAATCACCACAGATATTGCCGATCCGCTAATCCAGCAACCATTTACAGCTGATAGCTTAGATTTTTTGCAGGACGCAAATAAAGAGATGGTTAAAGCTCACGGGCTTTCTGCTATTGGTAAAATTTATGACCCAACAAAATATTACATCCTATCTGGACTTTATCTGTATGGGACTAATCAGTACTCAGAAGGATATGTTTTTTTTAACGGAGAGTTATACTATTGTGCCGGAAAAACAACTACTACAGCCTTTTCTAACATTGCTGTCCTAACCCTTGTAGAATCTAACGCATCATTCGATCCCGTTACTTTTAGCGACGGTACAACTCACTCAGTACATAAGATCCGAAGATTTAACCTAATAGATACCGTATCAGGTGGCGGGACGGTGGATTTAGAAGATTGCATTTTTATTGATCGACCAATATCAATTACCCCGGTATTTAAAGCATACAACAACTCTAGTGTTGAAGTTGTTGGCGGGTTCACGGCTGCAAGTTATGACTATTGCGATTATACAATAAGCGGGAATAGACTAAATGTTAGGGTAAAAGGGCAAGCTTTTGTTATTGCGGCGGGCGTTAGGTACCTTACAATTAAGTTAACGCTCCCATTTTCATCAATACCTGTATACGGTAACTCTATTGTTGTATTTCAGCAAGGAGGCACAACTACCGGATTTGCCGGGGTAGCTGAGATAGATTCTACAGGATTAATAACGATAAAAAATTTAGCATACAACACCGATATACCCGCTATAGCTGCAACGGGATACATATTTATTGGATTAACAGCATTGATCGGATAAAAATAGCCGCATGTTTCGGAGTTCATGCGGTCTATTTTCAGAGGCTTTCGGGGAAACTTGGAAGCCTTTTTTAATCGTCAAATCTTTTGGGGCGCGCTTTTTTTGGGTTTTTTTTCTCATTATCAACCATCCCATTGTATACAGCTAGTAAATGTTCTCTCTCGGATTCGGGAATAGAATTAAAAAAAGTCTTTATACCATCTTCTACTGTTTTCGCTTTAGATTGCGATCTTACAAAAGAATAAGCGACTATCAGCTTATTGTAGTACCATGCAGGATG